GTTAAACTTCAGGAGACAAGACCTTAGCTCCTTATCGAACAGCGACTGTGCGTTCTATGCCTATGAGCTATATGCTTACGCTGAATATATAGAAATGCTAAGAACAAAAGAAAATGCGATTTTAGAATGGGCAGATTCCAGTATTTGGTATATAATATCTACAGTGATGCAGAACTATGGAACACAATATACTAAGTGGCAGGAAAAATACTATTCGGCAATCAAAGAAAACCCGCTAGCATCACAAATACTAAAAGTAAAAAACCACGCCGACGCAAGGGTAAAGATGTTAAGCGGCAAGGCAGATAGAATACAGAGCATGGCCCAAATATTAAACAATTTATCAAAAAGGAGATAGCATGAGTGACGAAGTTGTGAAAAAACTTCTTGATTCTCTTTCGCAAGAACAGAAGCAAGAGCTTATTCAGGAAATACTGAACTCCAACGTCAAGTCTGATCCTCCGTCGCCAGAAGAAAAGCCAGTGGCTAGGGCGTCTAGCCTACCCGAAGGCATGACAGAGATCAAGAAAAGAAAGACACAAGGACAGATTACAGGCGTACCGGTAACAGACATGCCTAGATTTAACAAGTTCAAGGATGACGGTTCTGAACACGCTGACGATATTACGCCAGACGTTCAGTTAACCGAGAGAAAAAGAAGGCCTTTTCAAAAGATTGAACAGCGTTGCACTAGATGCAATAAGACTTTTTCAACACATCCGCAGCATCAAAGAGAATTTTACGTTTGCGACAAATGCCTAAGAAGATAACCAGAAAACTAGAAGATCTAGCCGCAGAAAGAGCCGTTTTGGCAGCACTATGTCAATATGGATTAGATGCGTATCTAGAAGTTGATTTTATAAGCTCGCAGTCTTTTACTGATCCAATGAATCAGTTGATATTTGACTGTATATATAGATCTATATCGGAGAACACGCAAGTAGAGCTTTCCTCTATATTGTCTTCTGCGAATGATCTTGGTGTACATGATCAAATAAACAACAAAGACGAGATTGGCTTTATACGATCTCTTTTTAACTTTCCAATACATAAAGAGAACGTTGCTAGTCATGCCGCCAAAATAGCAAAGCTTAAACTAGCCAGAGATCTTAAGAAGACATTAAAGGCGTGTGAAAGCGACCTAGATTCAATTACGGGCGATGAAGACGTAATGGATCTCGTGGCTAAAATAGAAGAGCCGTTACTAGAGGCGACGGGCGACATATACCAATCATCTAGAAAAAAGACAGAGATACTAGGGGAAGGCGTAGAAGACTACGTAGAATATCTTAGCGAAAACGTATCTGATTTTGTAGGCATACCAAGTGGGTTCTCAAGGTTTGATGTGGCCATTGGCGGTGGATTACGGAGAAAGTGTGTTGACCTAGTGGCCGCTAGGCCGAAGGTCGGTAAGTCTATGTTTGGCGATGCCGTAGCAATGCATGTTGCGGGTGAACTAGATATTCCCGTGTTGATGTTAGATACAGAAATGTCTAAAGAAGATCACTACAATCGAATCTTGGCAAACATGTCAGGAGTAGAAATTAATAAGATATCTACAGGTAGGTTCTCTGAAAACGAAATAGAAAAAGAAAAGGTATTCGCCGCTGCCGAAAAGTTAAAAGATATTCCATATCACTATATCAGCATTGCTGGCGAGTCTTTTGAGAACATACTCAGCCAGATGAGAAAGTGGATCTATCAGCATGTTGGATTTGATGAGAACGGACAAACAAAGGACTGTCTAGTGGTCTATGATTATCTTAAGCTGATGGGCTCAGAGGGAATTAGTGCCTCGATGCAGGAGTATCAGGTTTTAGGTTTTCAGATAACGAAGCTACACAACTTTGTGGTGAAGTATGACGTACCATGCTTAGCCTTTGTGCAGCTAAACAGGGACGGTATAACAAAAGAATCTACGGATGTTGTTTCTGGTTCTGACAGGCTAATCTGGTTATGTACTAGCTTCTCTATATTTAAGCTGAAATCCGATGAGGAGGTGGCCACAGACGGGATAGACAACGGTAACAGAAAACTTGTTCCAGTCGTTGCTAGACATGGAGAGGGTCTAGATGACGGAGACTATGTGTCTATGAAGATGCATGGAAGATTTGGTAGAATTGAAGAAGGCGATACTAGAAACGAGATACATGAGAACTCAAGAACCAGAGAAGAGGGATTCGAGACGGATGAGGACATTAACGAACAATCAGATATCAGCACTTTCTAACGAAATGTTTCTGAGGCTTGATAGTTTATTGGCCTATTTCGACATAGAATATGTAGAGTATCCCAACAGAGTGGCGTTTGCTTGTCCTGTTCATGGCGGGGACAATCCAGAAGGATGCTGTGTCTTCACAGACGGTATGACACAAAAGGGAAACTGGGCATGTTGGACACAACACTGTGAAGAAGAATATGCAAATAATCTTTTTGGGTTTATTAGGGGGTGCCTTTCTCAAAAAAGAAACAAATCCGTCTCCATGAACGAGACAGCATCTTTCTGTGCTAACTTTTTGAAGAAAGACCTAGACGATCTAGATTTAGAGACTACTCAAAAAAATACATTCAAGGTTATTGATGTATTCAATAGAAAGATACAGAGAAACGATCCCGTAATAAGTAGAGAAGAAATAAGATCGAAAATCCAAATACCAGCACAATACTATATAGGTAGAGGCTACAGCCCAGAAACCCTAGATTCCTTCGACGTTGGATTATGTTCGGCAAAAAATCAGCCAATGTCAGGAAGAGTTGTTGTCCCAATCTATGATGAGGGCTATAATTATATAGGATGCGTGGGTAGATCCACCAACGATAACATGAAGCCAAAGTGGCTGCACAGTAAAGGCTTTAGAAAGTCAGTCCTATACGGTTTAAACATAGCAAAAGAAGAAATATTGAAAACACGTACTGCCATTCTTGTTGAGGGGCAGGGAGATGTCTGGAGGCTACACGAAGCCGGTCTTAAAAACGCAGTTGGAATTTTTGGATCTAGCATAAATGAAGACCAACTGATATTACTTGAATCTAGCGGTGCATTAAATTTAGTGGTACTTACGGATTCAGATGAGGCTGGAGACAAGGCCTACTCGCAGATACTTAAAAAGTGCGGAAGAAGATTTAATTATTACCGTCCCAGCATATCTGAAAAGGATGTTGGCGACATGACAATCGAACAAATAAAAGAACAACTATATCCTCAGTTGAAAGGAACAAATAATGCAAGGTAGAATTCTGGCTTTTTCTGGGACTAAGCAGTCTGGAAAAACAACCTGTTCTAATTTTCTTCATGGTTATCAAATGGCTTGCCACGGAATTGTGGAAGATTTCCAGATTGTTGACGGCGAATTGGTTGTAACAACAAACATAATCGACGAACAAGGAACAGAAGAAAAGGGCAACGCTGTACTAGACGTATCTAGAACTGATATGCAATTTTCAGAGTGGGCAATATATAGTATGTGGCCATATGTCAAAAAGTACTCCTTTGCTTCACCACTAAAAGAGATAGCCACCGGCCTATTTGGTCTTTCGCATGAACAGTGCTATGGAACAGATAGCCAAAAGAATACTCTTACCAATATTAAATGGGGAGACTTGCCTCTAAAGATCAACAATAAAAAGAAAAGAAACAAGAAAATGACGGCAAGGGAGTTTCTTCAGTACTTCGGCACAGATGTCTGTAGAAAGATATATGATAACATCTGGGTCGATAGATGTATAGCGGATATAAAATATGAAAATCCCCTATTGTCTATTGTGGATGACTGCCGGTTCCCAAACGAGGCGGACGCTGTACAAAGAGCTGGAGGAAAAGTCATCAGACTTACTAGGTCTCCACACCAAGACGGCCATGCAAGCGAGTCCGCATTATCCGAGTGGGATAATTTTGATGCCGTAATAGATAACAAAGACATGACAATACATGAGTCATGTAAAGAGTTGATACGTATTCTAGGTGAGTGGGGATGGTTGGGCAAAGAAACAGCACTGCAACAGCCAAACGAAAACCTTGCTAAACATATTCAAAGCGGAAAACCCGTTTCTGAGCCAGAGCCACAGCTTGTTGGAGGGATTCATACCATTAAAGAGGCCGCTAAAGAATGATTGTAACCTATATAAGAAGCTCATCATATAATAATTATGACTATTGCCAAATGCAATATTTTATAACTTATGTTTTAGGACACAGATCGACATCCGGCAAGAAGGCCCAGCTTGGTACTATAGTACATAAGGTTATGGAAGTTCTCTCCTCGTGTAAAAAGAAACTACAAGAAAACCCAGACAAAAAAAGTCTATATATAAAAGACGACGCTATTGGTAAAGTTAACTTTACTCCTAGAAC